GCCAGTTAATCTTTAAAGATGCTGGACAAATAATTAAAACTTTATTTGATTTGGCTTCTAAAGATGCGATTACCGTAGATGTTGTTTTACCCAAACCCATATCGTCAGCAAGAATAAACTTATCGTTAGAAACTAATTTTCTTATGGCTTCTTTTTGGTGTTCTAATGGTGGTCGTTGAGTGTACTTCGAATAATCAATTTCGACAACCCTTTCTGCGTTCGGTACAATCGCAGCTCTTGGTAACCAAAATTCATGAAGGTCTTCAGACTCAAACAACTTACCATAAATGTGAAACGCTTTATCCTTTTCCGCTAAAATCTTTTCTACATAAATTTGTTCAGGTTGATGGGTAAGAAGTTTGTCCTCCATCATTCTTTTAGAAAAATATTTATCTAAAGGAACCCATTTACGTGCTATCTTTGGTGTGGTTTTATGAAAATCAATAATGTAGTCAGATTGAGGTCTTGTTATTTTGAAATGTTTCTGAGTTTTGACCTTTTTCTTTATTGATAATATATAATTATTATATCCCTCGTATGTTTCTAATATACGAAGTGCCCTAATTTCAGGTATGTTGGATTTTATCGACTGTTCCTGCATCCAATTAAATAAGTTTAAATATAATTGATTTTGTAGTATTTATCAATATGTCTGAGAGATTAGTTCCGATAACAAGATTAGAGAAGTTTTTTGGTCAAGAAGATTTTGCACTTGAACTTCAGATGGGTAGAGAATACCTAAATGGTGATTTAAATTTCACTTTGGTTCTCTATAGTGTTGATTTGCAAAAAACAATTAAAGATGATGTCTATGGTGAGGTTATTAATAATGGTATTCAATTTCTTCCACCCGTAGAATTTAGAGCTCTTGTGAGAATTAACGAGGCTACTAACCAATATATTAATGGTAGTAAAATTATGCAAAATGAGCCAGGTAATATGACATTTTCAGTTTATCATAACGAGTTACAAGAGTTAGAGATTGACATTAAACTTGGCGATTATATTGGTTATTGGATAAAAGAAAATGAAGTGAGGTATTATTCAGTTATTGATGCCGGTACACCTGACTATGATAATAAACATACGTATGGTGGTTACAAAAGTTTCTATTATACCTATACCGCGACACCTGTTAGTATAAATGAATTTAATGGATTATAATGGCATTACCACCTAAAAAAATAAAAACAAACATACAACTTACGACAGTCCCAACAGGATTGGCTCGTCGTGAAGAGTTGTTGTCTTATATTACAAAAGATGGAACTTACTTACCTAAGTCTATTTTACATGCGGATTTGGATAGGGGTATGTTAGATTTTGTGAAAAATGATTTAAAGTGTGTCGTTGAAGGTGCGATTGTACCATCAGTGGATGTTATTATGACAACACAAAATTGGGCTCAGTTCGCCGAAACTTGGAATTTTCAAGATTTGAACGGTAATCCTGTACCTCCATTTATAACCACAGTCAGACAACCTGAAGTTAAATATGGTTCGAACCCTTCTTTAATATATACTATACCAAACAGAAGACAGTTTTATTGGGCTAAAGTACCAACATGGGACGGACAAAGAAAGGGTATGGATGTATATAAAATACCACAACCAGTTCCTGTTGATATTACCTATCAAATTAAAATTGTATGTAACAGAATGAGAGAGTTAAATCAATTTAACAAGATTATTCTACAAAAATTTAGTTCAAGACAAGCCTATACATTCATAAAAGGAAGTTACATTCCAATCGTACTTCAAAACATTTCTGACGATTCTGTTACGGATGTTGATAAAAGAAAATATTATGTTCAGACCTACGAATTTTTAATGATGGGTTTTTTAATTGATGAAGACGAATTTGAAGTTAAACCGGCAGTATCAAGACTTATCCAACTAATTGAGGTTGATACTAAAACTAAATCCCGTAAAGCTAAAATTTCACCACCTAGTAGTTCTACCGACGTTTTGTTTCAATTTGATAATAATGTCACTGGAATGACACAAACATTTAATTACACTGCGAATATTTTTCCAACAGGAAATGAAAATATTTCTAGTTGGTCCGCATACATCAACAATAACTATTATGGTGATGATTTAAGTGAAATTCAAATTAACACGGGTGATGTCTTAAAAATTGAAATTGTTAAGTACAATGCGGGTCAACCATCAACGTTGACTACGAGAGCAACACTTATTTAATCTTCACCGTATATATCTTTTTTTGGTGTGCAGTTTTTTACAATTAATTGTTCCAAAAATGCGTACATTTTTAATCCATTTTTATCACAATATTTTTTTAATATTTCGTGTGTTTGCTTCGATATTTTAAGATTCTTGATTTCTTTCATAAAAATAAGGTAGAAAAAAGGTAGATTTTTTTCTCACCATTTAATAAATATACATCTAGAGTAAAGGTTTTTTCGTTTTTTTTCAAATATTTATACAAAAATAAATTCCGAAACTAATAAAAAAAAATGGCAACATCTAACAAGGTTTTCGTTTCTCCTGGTGTATACACATCAGAAAGAGATTTAAGTTTTGTAGCACAAAGTGTTGGTGTAACAACTTTGGGTATCGTTGGTGAGACTTTAACAGGTCCCGCTTTTGAGCCTATCTTCGTAGCAAACTACGATGAATTTACAGCACTTTTTGGTGGTACAAATCCGACTAAATTCGTAAACACTCAAATCCCAAAGTACGAGGCAGCATACATCGCCAAAGCGTATTTATCACAATCTAACCAATTATTCGTAACAAGAGTATTAGGTTTATCGGGCTACGATGCAGGACCTTCATGGTCTATTACAATGCAAGCAAACGTAGACCCATTAACAATTTCTGCAACCACTCAACAATCTTGGTCTGTAACATTTACAGGTTCAACAGGTGGTACTGTAACTTTTGGGGCGTTCCCATCACCAATTAGCACTTACATTGGTGATACCGTTACCTTATTTAATGGAAGTTCAACTACAATGTCGGGTCAATTGGCCTCATTCATTGTTTCTGCATGTACAACCACCTCATTAAGTGCTTCAACTATGGGTCAATGGGGTATTATGTCAGCATCGACATTTAACACTTATACAGGTGCGGGTTACACTAATGTAACTAACTTCTTAGGTACTTCAGGTACAACAACGGCAAATGCAAACTACACGGCAAGTACTATGGATACTTGGTACTACGCAGCATTTGACCCACAATCAGGGAATAACTACGACGGTATTTCATTTAACTCCGTTATTGGAAGCAATTTCGGTCCAACAGCAACACCAGGCTCATTCTCAGGTACAGTTTCGGGAACAGTATTAAATTTTGTTGGTACGGCATACACAGAATATAATGATGTTGTTATTGCAACTTTACGTTCAAGAGGTTTGAACTCAGACTCAAGTGGAGGTCCTGTATACACGGTGTCAGGCACATCACAAGTTATTATGGATACCACAACAGGTTCATACTCTGATGTATTAGAAAATCCATTCGCATCTTTTGCTATTTCGGGTGTGACAAATGACGGAGAAAACTTCAATTTTGAAACGTCGTTCTCTACTTCTGACCCTGATTATATTTCTAAAGTATTTGGAATGACTAACTTTGGTAAACCAAGAATTGAAGTTCCTTTATTCTTAGAAGAAACATTCTACAACTTAATGAATTGGAGTTATAGAAAAGGTTATATTAGAGGTTTAAACTCTTCTTTAATTTCATTACCATCCGCAAGAGAAGATAATGGTACTAACTCATCAATCGCTTGGTACTTGGAACAATACCAAACACCATCAACACCATTTATAGTTTCTGAACTACGTGGTAATACTGTTTATAGATTGTTTAAATTTGTACTTATTTCTGATGGTAATACAGCAAACCAACTTGTAAAAGTTTCAATTGCTAATATGTCATTCAATAACATGACATTTGATATCATTGTAAGAGACATTTTTGATACCGACGCTAATCCTGTAGTTCTTGAAAAATTCACAAACTGTACTATGGACCCAGCGTCTAACAGTTTCGTGGCTAAAAAGATAGGTACTTCAAACGGTGAGTTTGAATTAAAATCATCTTTCATCATGGTTGAAATGGATGACGACGCACCTATCGATTCACTACCTTGTGGTTTTGAAGGATTTAATTTTAGAGAATATCAAGGAGCAAATTCACCTTTTGTTATTTTTAAAACACAATACAACTATCCAGGTCAACAAATTTGGAACCCACCTTTTGGAACGACTACAGGAAGTGATAACACTACATTATCTTCGGGCGATAACATAAGAAAAACGTATTTAGGTGTTTCTAACACAGTAGGTATTGATTATGATTTCTTCCAATATAAAGGAAAACAAAACCCAGCTAACTTATGTTGTGCTACCGATTCATTACCCTGGAATTATATTACTAAAGGATTCCATATGGACTCAGGTGCGACCGCTGTTACAATTGCGAATATATACACAACTTCAGGTCAAACGGCATTTGAAGTAGGTGCGGGTTCATTCCAATCTGACCCAACAAATCAATCAAACCCATACTACCGAGTTTTTGCAAGAAAATTCACTATAGTTGCTCAAGGTGGTTTTGATGGATGGGATATCTATAGAGAATATAGAAGTAATACCGACACCTTTATGTTAGGTCAAAATGGTTACTTGAAGGGTGCATCACCACAACAATCAGTACTTTATCCAAATGCGACTGGTTGGGGAGCATTCAAACAAATTACTGTTGGTGATAACACACAAGACTTTGGTAATACTGATTTCTATTCATACTTACTTGGTCAATTAACATTCGCAAACCCTGAGGCTGTTAACATTAATGTGTTTGTGACACCAGGTATTGATTATGTGAATAACTCAAACTTGGTTGAACAAGCAATTGATATGATAGAATCAGACAGAGCGGATTCATTGTACGTATGTACAACACCTGACTACGACATGTATGCACCAACAACATCAAACTTTCAGGGTGACTTTATATATCCACAAGAGGCTGTAGATAATTTAGAGGAATCAAATATAGATTCAAACTACACGGCAACTTACTATCCCTGGATTTTGGTTAGAG